GTCCAGCGCCTGAAGCGTGATGTTGTTGTTGACATCGACCGGCGGCACGTAATCGACGTCCGGCGCCGCATTGGCAAAGCCGCCCGCCCCGTTGCCCTTGAGCAGCGCGGAACCCGAGGTGGCAGGAGCGTAGTCGGTGCCGCTGACGGCATTGGCAAAGCCGCCCGCCCCGTTGCCCTTAAGGATTGACGTGCCCGAAGTGGGAGCGGCATAGTCGGTCCCCGGCACGGCATTGGCGCAGCCACCCGACCCGTTGCCCTTGAGGATTGACGTGCCGATGGTATTACACCCGGTACTTCCCCGTATTTGAACTGGTGAAGTGATACCCGTGCTGGCACCCATAGACGATTGGGTTTGCGCATGACTGGACAGGCAGGAGAGAAGCAAGCCGACACCACCCAGCAGGAGGCCACTCCCAAGTCCTCGCACCGTGCTCCTCATTGCTCGCTTCTCTCCGAATCCGCGTTCTTCCCGCACTGGCGCGGCGCCGCGCCGCGCAGGTCATAAGGCACACAGAGATCGCACCCGCACTGGCCCGCGCCGTCGCACAGCAGATGCGATCCGCGCTCGCACTCCTCGCAAAGCTTCAGAGTTTCCGTAACTCCACCTCCGTCGTGTATCCGCTCAGACGGTCGAGCCGATGGCGGCTCGACTCGACATGATAGGTGCCGTCGTAGCTCCCGAAGCCGACCAGCGCCACGTTCACGCCCGCCACCAGCAGCACGTTGCCCTCGGTCTCGATCCGCGCGGTGGTCTCGAGCATGTTGGCGTCATGCAGGGCGCCTTGAGCCTTGAGTTGCGCCTGCTGCGGAGTTTCGCAGCGCGCCACCAGATGCAGATCATCGCCGGTCGGCGACGACGAATCCTGCGCGCTCGCCGCAATGAGCTGCTTCAGCGCCGGATTGAGATAGGCGACGTTCGCCGATCGATAGAGCGCCTGCGTCTTGGTCTGAAACTCGAAGCTTTTGGCGAAGACTCCCTGGCCCGCCACCAGCGGCATCGGCATCGCGTAGCGCGGCTGGTATTCGCCGCCCTGCGCCGAGCCCCGCGTGATCGTCAGCACCGGCGCGGCCTGCTCCAGTGCCGGACGCGCGTAAAAGACCAGCTGGCTGCCGCGAATCGTGAAATCATAGTTGTGCGCGAGCGCCAGCCGGCGCAGGAACTGCAGATCGGTCTCGCGCCGCTGGGTGAGCCGCTGCCAGGTCACGTTGACGTCCTGGGGCGCGCCGGTCACGGTCAGCTGATGGCGCGCCGCGATAGTCTGCGCCACGCCCAGCAGTGTCTGATTCTCGTAGGCCGCGCTGCGCGGCGTGCGCAGCGCCGGCGTGATACCGGCCGCGATGCACTTCAAGTGAAAAGTGTCGGGCGGGCCGTGCAACTCGAGCTCGTCCACCTGAAAATTGCCGCAATTGAGCATCCGCTCGTCGCCCTCGTACCCGATCATCAGGCTCACCGCATCCCCGCGCTGCGGCAGCCACGGCCCCTGCCAGCGGCGATCCCGATCCTCCAGCACCACCTCCAGTTCGTCGGTCTCCGCCGCCGTCATCGCCGCCTGCTTGCGCCGGCGATGATGATGGGCGTGATGGTCGCTGTAGGTGATCTCGATTGCCATCGCGGTGATGCGTCCGGTGATGTTCCGGCCGGCATAGACCAGCTCCCAGCGCGGATGGCGCACCGGATAGGCGAGCGTGCTCAGCGCCGCCGCCATTCACTCCCCTCCGCCTCCGCGCCGTTGCGTGTCGGCCTCGGCCTGCGCGCGCCAGCGGTCGATCAGCTCCGGATCAAACCGCCAGTCCCGGCCGACCTTGAAGGCCGGCAGCTGCCGCTTCTTCAACAGGCGATAGATCGTCGTCGTACACGCGCGCAGATGCTGCGCGACCTCGGGCACTGTCATCAATCGCGTCATTTTGCCCCCCCCTGAAATCGACTATTTCCAGCCGTCGTCGTCGCCCCGCACCAGAATCCCCAACCCGGCCAGGCCGATCACCAGCACCACCAGCCAGAAAGCAATATCCCCCAGCATTTCAGTTCACCTGCTTCCAGGGCGGCAGATCGGCCGCCTGTTGCACCGTCGGATTCACCGTGAGCAGCGGCACCCCGATCACCAGTCCCGCATCAAACACCGCCATCACCGGGACTTGCGGATTGGTCTGAATAATCGGACCGAACAGGGTCGGATCGCCGTAATAGCGCCAGGCCAGCGTGTCCCAGCGCTCACCCGCCGCCGTGATATGCGTGATGAATTGCCCCGGCATGCGCGCCGGCGTCGGCGGATAGGGCGGCGCGGACGAGGCGGCGGACGACGGCTGAACCGCCGCGCTGCCGGTCAGCAGCTGGTCGATATCGACCAGCGCGTCGATATTCGTGACGACGTCCCACGAGGAGAATCCCCCTGCCATCAGTCACTCTCCATGTTCCAAGATCGTCGGCCCGGGATAGGGAATCAGGCAAAAAACCGCTCGCAGCTCGAACATCCGCACGAGATAGCGCAGCACGGCATTGCGCGCCTCGGCGGCAAAGCCCGGCTTGAAGTAACCTGCACGCTCGAGCCGCTTGAGCCGGCGCAAATCCTCGTAGTGCGCAATCACTCCACCGAGATCCATCCCCCACACCTCCCGGCGCAAATTTTCAGTCCGGCGCCGTATTCAGCTCGCAGCAGATTTCGAGCTTGAGCGGATCGCAGTCGCGAAGATTCACCATCCAGGGCCACCTCTCGCCGGCCGGATAGCGCAGAAAGAGCAGCGCCGCCTGCGAACAGACGTACGACACCAGGATCGCGTTGCTCGCCTTGAGCCCGACGCAGTGCTCGCACGCCTCCAGCGCGAAACCGAACAAATCCAAAAGCCCGTAGCCGTCGTGCGCGTAAGTGGCCAGAAAAGCCTTGAGCGCGTTCGTGATCTGTTCGGGCGTCCGCTCGATCCGCCACAGGCGCAGCTCGCAGTTGTCATACTCAGAGGCCGGATTCAGCGCCGCGACCGAGTTCTGGTTGAAATTCAGCGCTGATTCGATCACCAGGTCGCGGTCGTGCACGACGAAGGCGTGCGACGGGATAAAGTCGCCCTGATAATCGGGATGCAGCCGGCGTTCGAAGTCGACGATCAGGTCGCCCATCAGACTGTGCAGACGCACCAGCCCGATATCGCCCGCCTGCCGATCCTGCCAGTCAATTGGTTTCATAGCGCCTTCAGGTCAGCCTCGAGCGTCGCCAGATCGAAACCGTCCGGGTCGCAGTTGGCCGAGTTCTTCACCCACGGCAGAAACAGACAGGCATGCGCCTCATCGCAGCGCGCCGCGAACCAGTCCCAGCTCGCCCGCTGCGGCCTGCCCCAGGTGACAACCGTCAGGTATTGCGGGTCATACGCCACAACCCAGAGCGCATGGCCGCCCAATGTGTTCGCCATCGAGATGTCCGTCCATGGCTGCCCCGCCTGAAAACAATCCATGTCGCTCTGCGTGACCAGCACGCCGATATAACAGCCGCCGAACAGCGCGACCGCCTGCCGCACCTGGTCGGGATTGGTCTGGTCGACATCGGCAAAGGCATCGAGCCGGACGCCCGCCAGGCCCTGCTTGCACATGAACTGCATCGCCGCCAGCTCGGTCCATCCCTGGTCGCTGCCGGGGTCGGCGGGGTTGTAGCCGCTCTGCTCGTACATCGCCACGATCTCGTCATCACTTGGCGTGATGAGACCGTCGCCATTGGCGGTAATCGTCTGCACCGCATGGCCCATCGCCGCGCAGGTGCAATCGCCCAGCACGTCGTTGCGCATCACTCCCCAGTCGGCGGTCATCGCGAGCGTCCAGTCGCAGCTCGGCGGTGGCGGCGGGAGCGCCGTTCCGAGATAGCGATGAAGCTTCAATTTGGCGCGGGTGGGATGCTTGCGGCCCAGTTTCATGTTGACTTCTTGTTCCCTCCGTTACGCTCTCAGCCGGCCCTGACGATCTGGCCCGGCGCCACGTCGCCCGGATTCCCGGGCGGCTGCAGCACCGGCCCCGGACCGGTCACCGGACTCACTCCCGGCTGTGAATAGGCCGCCGGGCTGTAGGTTACTCCCGGCCCCGCTCCGGCCGCGCTGAGCTGCAGAATCGCCGAAGTCGGCAGGAGATTGTGCGGGCCAATCGGCTGCGCCGGATTGAACGGCGCGGCGGCTGCGGCGGCAGGCGCGCTGCTGACGATCCCTGGAGGCGGCGTCGTCCGCCGAGGGGGAGCGGCTGGATCGAAGTCCGCCCCCGGGACCCACTCGCGCAGGGTGACCCGCGCTGAGATCGCGATGTAACTGCCGTCATCGGCGGTCTGCAGAAAACGCTCCTCGATTCCCTCAATCACGAAGTAACCGCGATGCACCCCGTTGCCGAAGACCAGGGCGCGCGCCTGATGGTCCTCGGCGGCCGCGCGCAGCAGATTCAGCTGCGTCGCCGGATTGGTGAAGGCAATATGAAAGCTGAGATCGAGCGAGAGCTTCTGCAGCTCGGTCGCCAGCCACTGCAGCCGCGGCCGCGCCTCGACGACCTTGTGCTCCGCATAGCTGTACTCGCTGCTCGCGCTCAGCGCCTCCGGCGAGCTCAGCGTTTCAAACAGAATCTCCCCCAGCGTCGCAAACATGTCCGAGAAGAAAAAGTTCGGGAGTTTAGAATTTCTTTCAGTTGGCGCTTAGTGGGATCGTTGAATGTTCAGCGTTGCGGTGAATGCTTTCGCTTCCATTCCAGCAAGCGTCTGCGGACAAACTCCGGGTCCAGGCCGAGACACTCGCAAACTTGAGTAAAAGAAAAGAAGGGAGCGTTGCGATACTCGCCGAAAATCCAGAAGTTGGCTTCGCGATGCAAGCGTTCGCGCAACCCCGTTGCATACTCATCTCCCATGCTGTGGAAGGGTAAGGCGGCCTGCCAGCATTCGATCGCGTCCATCAGAATTTCTTGCAGCAGCTGCCTTTCCGCTTCGACATTTAATTCCTGATCTTGGTTTGAGCGCAGATGCGGCATAGCCAAATATGCAAGGCGCGTTGGGTCGACCGTTGTTACAGTGCTCCGATATTCGCTCTGAAGGTGGCGAGCTGGTCAACGCCGCCCACCACGTACATGTTGGCGAGCACGTCATAGAGCAGGTACTGCACGCCGGCGACGTAGTATTCGCAATGGTAGACAACCAGCGTGGTGGGAAAATCGACCTGCTCATGCTGCTTGAAGTTCAACGGACCGCCATCCTTGAACTGCGCGGTCATCAGGCCGACGAAGGGCAGCTCGGCGGTGCGGCCCTGCGAGGTGTACTGCTCGATCGAGGCCCGGATCTGAAACTGATGCGACTGGAAGATTGAAACCGACTGCAGCACTTCGCTGTAGATCGATGCCCACTTGACCTTGGCCTCGAGCTTGTCGATCCCGGCGGGAAATTCGGCGGTGCCGAACATTCCCAGCCCCTTGTGGTCGACCATTTTCGCCTTGGGAAAGGCCAGCTCCACCTCTTCGGCCCGTCCCAGCAGGGAATTGCCGTCCAGATAGATATTGGCGTTGGTCACCCGCGATACGTTCATCAATGCCATCTCGAATCTCCCATTTTGGTTGTCACCTCATCATCCCGTCGGCAGGGCGGTGGAGGCCGCCGCGCTGGTCGCGCCGGTGAGCTGGGCCAGCAGAGTGGTGTCGATAAAGACGTTGAAAGTGAGCCGTTCCGCCGGCGGCGGCGGCATGCAGTCGATATCGAAGACCAGCTGGCCGGCGGCGATCTGCGAGCTCGGATTCTCGGCCGGATTGAAGCTCGCCGTCCCCGCCACCAGCGCGCCGCGCGCGATCAGCGTGCGGATAAAGCTGTTGGCGCTCGCCAGGATACTCTGGATCAGCGCGTTCGAGATCGGCTGATCCAAAAACTGCATCATGGCCAGCATGATCGACTGTTCAATCACGTCCATCGTGCGGCGCACCGGGATAAACACGTCGGGCGTGCTGTAGGTCGGAAAGCCCGCGCTGCGATTGCCCCACACCCGAATCCCGGTGCCGAAGGCCTGAAAGGCCGTGACGATGCCCTGCGAGTTGAGCGTGTTGGTGTCGGAGGCCGCATCCAGAAAGCTCGAATAGATCGCCACATCCGGCCCGAGCGCGCCCACCACCGGCGTATTCGACGGCGACCACCAGTAGCCCTGCGCCAGGTCCTTCGCCGCCGTGGCGCCGGCCACATAGGGCGAGTAGGGACCGGCATGCGTGACGTTGGCCAGATTCTGAATCGCCTTGCCGCTGCTCGGGTCGATCGACACGCCGGTCGGCACAATCCCCGAATCCAGAAAGAGCTGCTGCGGTCCGCAGAGAATCGCCCGCTTGTCCGAGGTGTTGAACGCATTGCCGCTCGCGCCGCGATTGCTCAGCAGCGTGGCCGGCGACGAACCCGGCGGGCAGTCGATGAAGTACATCGCGCGCATCGCCGCCGCCAGCGTCGCCATCCCGGCCGCCACGGTCGCATCCTGCGAGCCCACCACCTGTCCGGTCGGCACCGCATTGCCAAACGACGGCGCAATCAGCAGCTTGGGGAAAAAGCCCATCAGGCCGTAGGCGAGCTTCCAGTTCTGCATCCCGGTGTAGACGTTGCCGCTCACCGTGCCGACCAGGTCGGAGTCGGCAAGCTTGCTCGGGTCGGCGTAATTGCAGCTCACCTGCACGCTCTGCCCGGCGGTCAGCAGGCCGCCGCCGAGCGCCGTGATCACGCCGTTGACCCGGTCGACTTTGAAATCCGCCCCCTCGACGTAGATGACGGTCGCGCCCGTGTTGGTGACCTTGACCGCCGAAAGCCCCATGTGGCCGACGTTGATCGCCTGCACGCCCGCGCCCGGAAAGGTGAAGGTCTGCGCCGTAATCGTGCTGTAATGCCTGGTCTGGTCGAAGACGTTGACCGCGATCACCTGCCCCGCGCCCTGCGCGAAGACCGTCGCCAGCGCGTACGGAATCGTGAAGCCCTGGATCGGCGGGCCGAACACTCCGGCCTGCCCCGGCGCCAGCGAGTTCGGATTCGAACCCGCAATCAGCACCGGCTGCTGCAGATTGGGAATCGGCCCCTTCTGCGTGAGCGTCCAGGTCACGGTGCCGGTCAGGCCGCCCGCAATCGAATCGCTCGTGGTGCCGCCGAGCGTCGTGTTCCAGACCGGCGGCGTCGTGCCGGTAATCGCCGCCGCGCCCAGCGCCACCAGCGTCCACGTCACGCCGCCGTCAGTCGTGCTGCCGCCGACCGTGGTCGACCAGCTGGGCGCCGACGCGCCCGAGGTCCCCGCCACCACGCAGCGCTGCGTGTTGCCGCTCGAGTCCAGCACGAGGCTGCCGACGGTGTAGGAATGGGACGCCTGCCAGCCCGGCAGCGTGACCGCGGTCGCCGTCTGGATATTGCCATTGGCGTCGATACACTGCTGGCCGGCCGCCGCGCCAATCGCGATCAGCGTCCAGACCACCGTGCCGTCGGTGGTGGTCGCTCCGAGCGCCCGGCCCCAGGCGGGCGTCGAGATGCCGGTTGTGCCGGCGGTCGTCACCTTCTGGGTGTTGCCGTTGCTGTCGACGATCAGATTGCCGACCGTCTCGACCGTCGACGGCGTCCATTGGGGCGCGGCCTGCACCAGCCACGACGGATCCCACAGCGGCAAAGCCCCCGGCACGGCAAACAGCGGCGCCGAGCCGACCAGGCCGATCACCGCCGAATTGACCACGTTTATCGGAACCGGCCCGAGATTGAACTCGAAGACCTCGACCCCATGGAGAAAGTTCGCTGGCATTTCTCTGTTTCACCGACCTGGCCGGAGCCGCCTCCCCTCCCGGGCGGCTCCCGCCAGCCTCTCAGTTGCTTGCCTCTTTCACCTCGAGCCAGTCGATCGACGCCATCGCCAGGCGCAAGGTCATGTAGCCCTGGCGATTCATCCCCAGCAGATAGCCGTCATCGACCACGCAGTTGTAAAGATTGCGCAGCGTCCGCGTGCTGCCGTCACGCAGATGCAGTTCGAGCACATAGTCCTTTGCCGGCTCCATCAGTTGCCCCCTCTGGTCGAGACCACATCCACCTCGTAAATGCCGCCCATCAGCATGCTGAACGCCGCCGCGACCAGCCGCTTGGTATCCTCGCCGCTGACATTGGCAATCGTGTTGACGGGACAATGCCCGTCGCATTCGTGTCGCGGAATCATGAGCAGCGTCCACAGAGTCCCCGCCGGCAGTATCTGCTTGATCAGATGCTGCAGCGTCCGCACTTCCTCGTCGGTCAAAAGTCGCTTCATCGTTTTTCCCCCTTGTCCCCCTTGAGTTGCTGGTAGGCATCGCGCCAGCGCGCCAGATATTCGGGATTCCGCCGCCCTTCGACAAAGACCGCCCGCTCGCCCAGATTCCAGGCCTGCACGATCAAATCCCGCTCCTCCGGCGACGCCGTGCGCCAGCCCCGCACCGCCAGGTAGGCGGCGCAGGCCTTGATCTGCGCCTGCGTCCAGGTGTCGCTCACCGTCGCGGCAAAGCGCATCTGCGAGCCGTAGAAGCGCTTGAAGGTCGCCGGATGCATCTGCAGGAGGCCGAAGGACCGGCCGCCATCGCCAATCCGGGCCTCGTCCTCATCCGACTCCACCATCGCAAAGGCCCGCACCTCGCGCGCAAACTCGACCGCCGGCGAATAATCAATGCCGGCGCCCGCCCCCTCAGTCACAGCACGAATGGACATAGCCGCAGTGCCGACAGAGCCATTTGCCCCCGCTGCCGCGCGCCATCGCCGCGCCACACCAGGGACACCTCATGCGCCGCGCCCGACCCGGCGGCGGCGCAAATCATTGCTGCACAGCACCGTCAGGTCGACCACCGTCGCCCGCCGGCGCGCCTTCTGGCTGCGGCGCCAGCGCCAGTAGTCGACGCCGAGCCAGCAGAGCCCCACCACGAAACCGCCCATCGCCCCGAACAACAGATCGCCGACGACGCTCATCGCTCACCTCCGGCGGCCAGCGCCTCGTAGTCGCGCACCAGCGGATCATCAGCCGGCAGCGTCACGCTCTCGCCCGGCACGATCGACGGCCAGCTCACCGCATAGGCCATCCGCCAATGCATCCCGTCGGGACTGAGCGCCGGCCCGAGATAGATCGCGTCGGCCGCAAGCTGCGTCACCGGATAGCGCCACGCCCTGACCGTCAGCCAGCAGGGCCGGCTGAGCGCCACCCCCGGCAGCCGATAGAGATCGCGGTCGCGGCTGTAAAGCACCGTCACCAGCCGCCTCGTCGCATTGCGCTCATCGCCGCCCGCGGCGGCTTCTTTGCCGTTTCCGTTTGACTTAGCCACGTTTTCCCCCTCTGTCCTTTTTGCCCGCTTCGCGGGCCATCTCTTCCATCGCGAGCCGCAGACCCTCCGCCTCGGCCCACGCCTCCTCGAGTCCCGGCGTCCACCAGCAGGCGTCGCGGTAGTCGCGCACGAGCTCGTCGTCGATGCTCACCGCCCTGCTGCCGTCGGGCCGGGTCGGCGCATGCAGCCCCACGCGCCAGTAGTCGCGGCCGCGCATCACCACCGCAAAGCTCAGCCCCGGCCGATGCCATTCGCTCGGCACCGGCAGCGGATGCCGCGCCAGCGACAGCCAGATTCCGCCCTCCCGCCTGATGTCGGGAATCGCATAGAACTGGCCGCCCGCCGAAAAGACGATCTGCACCTCTTTCATCGCGCGCTCATTCACCGGTCACTCGCGGCCCTCCACCTGCACTCACTGTCAGCCATTCGCTAT